ACAATCTGTAAGCAGCGTTCTTAGCTTGTTTTGCTATGCGTTCATTGCGTAAATAGTTTTTTCTTATTGGTTCAAATATAGTATTACCATTAAAATACCCATTAACACCGCTACGAGCAGCTAAATCCTGATACGATTGATCTATAGCCCTATGTAATTTATTTTCTGCATTAGATATAACAGATTTAGCAGCTTCTTTTGCTCTATTTAACGTATTAGCAGCATTTTGTATTGCTTCGTTAATCAGGCTAGGATCGCCAGTTTTCATAGTATTCAAAATATCATTTACCGCATTGGCATTTCTTCCGTATGTATTCTGTATGAGTTTTGATGATAATACAGCATCTGCTTCTCTTTTAGCTGATCTTATACCACCACTGGCTGCTGGTGCTAATATTTTTATATCACTTCCTTGTGCATATCTTGATAACAAACGACCTTGTGCATCTAACAACTGTTTAGAGGCAGAATTAGCTCCACCTTTACCAAATCTTGATGATACAATACCAAGTGATTTCATTGTTGCCGCATCAACTAAACCAACAACAACAGACTCTTTAATATTTTGAACAGCTTGTCTGCCAGAATATCCTAGGTACTCATTAACTTGGAAATCATTTTGTTTTATTAAATCATCCCATGCTTTGATACTCATATCTTGAGCTTGTTTAGTCGCTCCGTAAGCAATTCCACCACCTGCTGCCATCTTTGCTATAGCACCATATCCAATGGCAAGTGAAGTACCACCAGTTTTAGGTGCTAAAAGTATAGATGCACCTACACTAGCAATAGTAGGCAACACTTCTCTACTTAAATCTGCTATATCACCAACACTAAATCCTTCTTCATCAATTAATGAGTACAAAGGATTGTTTTCATCGTCTCTTTGCTCTAATAAAAACCTTGGCTGTTTATTTATGCTTACAATTTTTACTGGATTTGGATTCGTTTCAGTTTTAAATTCTTCTATTAGGGCTTGTAACTTTTCATCTGCATTTGCCCTAAAGCTTAAACCTAACCTATCAAAGATACCTAATTCACTATCAGATACGTTTACATTATTAATATTAGTATTAAGT